TCCGCGCCACGCTTCGCGCCGCTCGAGTCGATGACAACGCCTAAACGAGCGACGCGAGCCATTATTCGGCCGCCTCGCTCGTCGTCGGTGCCGGCGTAGCGCGTTCGTGCGCTTCCGCTATGAACGCCGCGTCAGCGGTCGTAATGAGCGCCACGTCGAGCGGCGTAAAGGTGTGTCCGGTCACGCGTTGATATGCCTCGATCTCGAGAAAGGATATCGGACTGACGCCGGCCGAGGATGCGCCACGCGTCGCCGACAAATCGTTAAACGCTTCCCAGGCAACCGCGGCAACCGGTAGCAACACCGGCCCGATCAACTGTTCGAGCGCGTCGGGAATCGTCGCGGCGATTCCCGATAGCTGTTCCCGAACGGTTACGCCGGCGGCATTTCGGCGGCCGAGCTTGAATTGGTGCTCGACGAAATCGCGAAACGCGTCGGCGACTTCTCGAAAAAATTCGCACGCTGCGAAATGAATTCGAGCGCCTGTTCGCGAATCATCGGACTCGAGGCATAGAGCGAACGCACTTCCTCGGCCGAGAACGCGATCGGCTTATCGTTGCTGTCCTCGAATCCATGCCAACCAACGGTCAACGCGACGAGCGTCTCGAGATCGTCGGCTTCCTGTTCGGCAATGTCATCCGGCGTCACGGTCGCGCCTTTCTTTCCTTTCTTGCCGCTAAACGCGTTCGCGTATAGCCGATTCTGCGCGGCCGCTTGCTTGTGATAGCCCTGTCGCTTCGCCTGAGGAGAATCCGCGCCCAGGAGCGTGAGCGTTGCCGGCGTGCCGTCAACCGCGAGCAATGCCGGCGCTTCGCCGTCGTCGTTCGGCTCGCCGGTCAAGTCGCGAACGATCATCGCCGCGCCAGCCGTCGCACGCGTCAGAATGTTGAGCTTTTCGATTCGAGCCATGTAGAGCCATCCTCGACGCATCGCGCCGGTGTAGGTGTAGCGGCGCGGAATCTCCGCGCCGCTGTGCTGCAACCGCTTACGGCGTGCGCGTGATCTGACAAGTGGTATTCGTCGCGTCGTAGGTGGCCTGAAATCCGAACGTCTGAATAGCGGCCGAGTCCTTGCTCAATTCCTGAATGCCGCCATCGGTAAACCGAACCTTCGACATGAGGAACGCGTATTTCTTCGCGGCCGCGCCGCCGATCGTGAGCGCCAGCGACGTCTGCGTATCGGCGAGATACTTGTCGAGGAGCGTCGCGCTCGAGACGTACATCGAGACGCTACCCTTCATCACGAACCGGCCGGCGTCGAGGCTCGAGAGTGACAGCGTTCCTAGCTGCGGTTGCTTGATGCCGGCTCGCGTAATGTCGAGCGAGAACGCGGTCACGCCGAGCGCCTTAATGTCGAGCGCGCCGCCTTCCTGAACGAGTTGCACCGAGCCGACCGGCGACATGATATCGTTAGTCGGCGCGGCCGTCGGTCCACCGGTGCCGGCCGTCGTCGCCGACGACGCCGCCGGCATCGTGCCGACCGTGTATCCGGCCTTACCGGTGATCTTGCTTCCCTGCTGAAGCGAGAACGATAGCGAGTCGATCAAGCAGCCCTTATAGGGAATGAACCGAGGCACGTCGGTATACTGATCCTCGATCGTAAACGTCGACTTCGTCGTGCCAACCTTGAGAACGTTCGTTGCCCACGTTGCCGAAAAAATGCCCTGCAAGAAATCGTCGAGCGCCCCGTACGAAACCTCGTACGAGATCGAGCCCGAACCGTCCGCGCCGACGCGAATCACGTCGGGCACTTCGGCGAGCTGAATTTCGTCGGATTCGACCGACTGTGCCGAAATCTTGCCGCCGCCGCTCGTCAGTCGAATGAGCTTGAGCGGCGACGCCGGCGTCGTGCCGGCCGTAACTTCGGCAACGTAGCCGACGCGGTAGCCGGCCGAGGTAGCGTTAGGCATATACGGGAATCCCTGTTAGGTGTGGTCAAACGTGAGCGACAAATAAACCGGCATCGTGAGAAACTGACTGTCGGCAATCTCTGGACCTACTCGGGAGTCCTCGAGCGTGACCAGGTTCCCGCCTACGGTGAGCGTCGCCCCCGTGAATGCGTCCTGAATTGCGACCGCGATCGCTAACGCGGAATGCGTGTCGGTGCCTTTCGGCACGCGAACCGTTACCCGATACGTCACCTCGGTACGGCCGCCGGCTGTCGGCCCGACTTCGCGCCGGCGCGTGTCGAACGTTATCACGCGATCCTCGACGCTCGAGACAGTCGGCGAGATAACGCCGGCGTTCGTATTCTGCCACGCACGCACGGCCGGCAACGTTGCTACCGAGACGAGGCGCGTTCGCAATGCGTTAAGCAACTCGTCGCCGCGATTAACCGGCACTAGCTACCGTACCCGACGCGGCGTGCCGCGTCCTCGACGATCGCGTCGAACCGGAACTCGACGGGAGCGACGAACGGCGTCGGCGTGCCGATATTCTCGCTCGGTCCGTTGCGACGCACGCCCGAACCTTCCTCGAGCGCGACGGCGTATGCCGCCATAGTCGTAATGAAAATGTCGTCGCCAAGCTGAGCGCGTGCGGCTGCGCTCGCGTCGAGCGATTCCGAATAGATCGGCGACGCGCCAGGCTCGCGGCCGGATACCTTCGCGCCGACGCTCGGACCGTCCTCGGGAGAATTGAGCGCGACGCGGAACGAGGCGCGAAGGAATCCGGTGTCTAGCGGTGCGCCAGGGCCGAACGCGTTTCCGAGGACGATCGCCTCGGCGGTTGTCTGTGCGGCCTCGCGGAATACGTCAACCGCTTGCCCTCGCGTCTCGCCATCGAACGCGAATAGCGCGGATCTAAATTCGCGTACCATGCTATCGGCCACGTTACGCCCCTACCGCAATGAACCACGCGACCGGCGTTCCCGCCGGCGCTATGGAATCGGTAGCGGTGACGCGGCCCGTAGCGCCGCCGAACGTCGCGAGATCGCCCGTCAGCGGCGTAAAGGTGAGCGACGCGGCCGGCACAAGCAGCACCACACGCGCCGTCGTCCATGCCGAATCGGATACTAGCACCGAGCGCCGCGGCGACGCTTGCGTCGCGTCTACGGTTTGCGTGCTCGAGCTTCCCGACGCTACGCCGGTGAGCGGGTTCGGTGCCGGCGCGGGTCGCGTGAGCGTCACTTCGCCGGCGACGCCGGTCCGCTTCGCGGTTGCGATCGCTTTCACGACGAGAGCGCCGAGATCGACGCCCACTAGCCACGCACCAGCGACGAGCGGCCGCGGGAATACGGCGCGATTAGGTCGCGAATATCCGACGTCACTCGCGCCACGCTTGCCGGCGTGAGCTCGATCGGACCGACTTTTAGCGCCGTTCCCGCCGCGAGCCCTGTATCGCCGAACGGCGTCTCGGTCTGTTGCGCGAGATAGAGACATACCCGAGCGTGAGCATCGAGCAAGAATTCGGGCACGCTTGTATACCCGACGGCGTAACCGTCGGGAGTTATCAGCCCGACGCGAGGGAACGCGAGCGACTGCGTTTCAACGCGCCGGTAACCGTCCCAGGTAATGCGGCCGAGCCATCGCGACGCCTCGACGACGATCGCGTCTTTATCGAGCGTCGTCGTCGCGAATGCGCCCCCGTACGGGTTCGCCTCGAGACGAGTCGCCACCGACGCGGCATTCGCGAACGTTGTCGCGTCTGCCTTGCCGGTGCCATCCTCGACGACGATCGCGACGGCCACGGCTACGCCTTACCCTTACGAGCGGGAGCCTCGGCGACTTCATCGGCCGGCATCGCTGCCGGCTCGATGTAATCCGCCTCGAGCACGAACCCGCCGGCGGCGACGATCTCGCGAGCATCCACCGTATACCGCTCGAGCCGTTCGCCTGTCTCGACGTTGACTACCGTCGCCTTGCCGGTTGCGCTCATGTGTTACGCCTCGAGCACGACGAACGCGACGAGATTTACGCTCGGCGTCGTGCCGGCGATAACGTAGCGCAACCGGAGATAACGGTACGTCGTGCCGTTCTCCTCATTGCTGAACGGGAGCTCATATCGCCCCGTGCCGGTCGCCGCGGTGTTGCCCGTCGGCGTAGCTGCACCAAGCTGCTTAGAGGCGAGCGCGACGACGCTCGAGGCGAACGTCGAGGAATTCGAGCCCTGAATCTGCAACGTATACGCTTCGTCGGTGCTCGACGTGTCGATCGCGCTCACGTCGAAAATGGCGCGAGCATCGACGCGAGCCGCGCCGAGATCGAGCACCTTCGCGACGGCCGAAACCGTCGCGTTGCCCGACGCGGTAACCGCGCCGGTATCCTTGAGGAGAAGCGCCGCGTCAAACGTGAACGCCTTTTGATTGCTTGCCATGTTGTCGAGTCTCTCGGATTAGGCGACGACGGCCGCGTTAGAAATGCCGCGCAGACGAGCAACCGCTCGGCCGTGCTCGATGCACTGTGCGACGAGCCACTCGACGCGAGTACGCATCGCCGGCACGCCCGACTGCATTTCGCCGAGGTCGCGCACTTCCATCGTGCCGTTCTGCAAGCCGCTGTAATAGCCCTCGCCCATGCGAAGGATATAGAGCGACGTCGCGGTCGAACCGCCACCGCCGCCGGCTTCGTCGAACGCGATCGGCTCGGTGCCGCTGTTGTCCGTATACGGGACATAGAGCGGCACATCGTTGTACTTCGTCACCTGTCGGCCGAAACCGTCGACGCCGTAGGAAATGAACCCGCCGACGCTCGTCGTACGCGCCGCGGCCGTAATGCGCCGACGCATCGCCTTCGTGAGCCAAATGGCGTTTGCGCCAGGAACGGCGTCGATCGCTTCGTCGAGCTTGAGCAGCGACAACGGATCGCCGCCCGACGTCGCGCCGTTCTCGATCAACTGCGAGCCGACGATTCGCTTTTGCAAGCCGTCGAACTCACGCGGGTTCGTCTCGGAATCACCCTTGATGAGTACGCGAGTCATTTCGGCGGCGAGCGCCTTGATCTTCATTTCGGTCTGAATCGCTCGGCGATCCATTCCGAACATCTTGATAAGCGCGATATCGACGTCGACGTCGCCGCCGGCAATCTTGAGCGCCTCGCTCAGCGGGTTGAGCACGCCGGTCGATTCGGTGTACGCTTCGCCAACGCCGCGGAACGCCACGCCAGGGAGCGACGACTCGCGATTGTACGCGTACGAATTGCCAGGAATCGAAACCATCGGGAGATTCGCGAGCCAGTCGGAAGCGCGAGCGAACATCTCGATAACGGTCGAGCGAAGCGTCTCGGCCTTATTCGCCTTCGCTGCCTCGATGAGAGTCAGAGCCACGGGAAAACCTCACTAGAGAAGAATGGGGAGCCGTGTCGAGATCCTCGCGCCGGCGTGCGTTTGGTCCTGCGGTTTGCCTCGCGGATCTCGCGAAGCCCTGCGCGTGCTATCTATGCAGGCTTCGAGAACACGCTCGCGAGCCGAGCGACGGGAGAAGCTGCCTCGTCGATCGCTGCGCCGGCCGTGCCACCGTCACCAGGGAAACGCGGCC